TGTACTTGAGCGGCGCAGACCGGGACAAGCTCGACCCCATCCTCGATGCGTGCGTGGTCGAATACACCGACAAGCTCGGTGAGGACGATCAGGTCAAGTTCAAGGGCAAAGCCAAGGCCTTCGTGCGCAGCTACGGCTTTCTTGCCGCGATCCTGAGCTACGGCCACCCGACGTGGGAGAAGCTGTCGATCTTCCTGAACTTCCTCATCCCGAAGCTGCCCGCGCCCAAGGAGGAAGACCTTTCCAAGGGGGTGCTGGAGACCATCGACATGGACAGCTACCGGGTGGAGGCCAAGGCGGCGCTGAAGATGGCGATGGCCGACGCCGACGCCACGGTCGATCCAGTACCGCCGGGCGGCGGTGGCGGCAAGGGCGAGGCGGACATCGACAAGCTCTCAGCGATCATCAAGACCTTCAACGACCTGTTCGGCAACATCGAGTGGAAGGACGAAGACAAGATACGCAAGGTCATTACAGAGGAAATCCCGGCGCGGGTGGCGCAGGACAAGGCCTACCAGAACGCGCAGGCGAACTCCGACAAGCAAAACGCCAAGCTGGAGCACGACAAGGCACTCAACCGCGTGGTGCTGGAGTTGCTGTCCGACCACACCGAGCTGTTCAAGCAGTTCAGCGACAACCCCAACTTCAAGCGCTGGCTGACAGATACGGTGTTCGATGCGACCTACAACCAGGGTTCGGTGCCGCCGATGGCACCGCCGCAGACTGGGGCGTCGGCGTGATGACCGCGACGAGAGAGGAATAGGTATGGAATTGAATCTGGCGAAAACCGTCGTCGGGTACCTCAAGGCGCACCCGGATGAGAAATTCACCGCGCGGCAGATCGCCGACTGGGTGTTTGCCACCTATCCCGAACAGTGTCAGGCCAAGAAGCAGAGCAGCCAACGGCTCGAAACGGATGCCGAATTGGTGCAGCAGATCGTGCGCGAGATCAGCTCCCAATTGCCGCGCCTGCAAAGGAAGCATCTGGAACTGAAGACGACCGAGGGGCGGCCGCGCAAGCATTACTACTCGGAGCGGACGGACAGCGCCGAGGTAGCGGCAGTCGAGAGCGAGGGGGCTACGTCAACGACGGATGCGAGCACCTCGAAGATCGATGAGCACGCGCTGTACCCGATGTTGTCGCAGTACCTGTGGGAGGAGTTCGGGTTGTTCTCCAAGCGCATCGACGAAAAGCGCTCATCGAACAAGCGCGGGCCCAACGGCAACCGCTGGCTGTATCCGGATGTGGTCGGGATGGAGGATTTGAGCAAGGAATGGCACCGCGAAGTGCGCGATTGCGTCACGCAGTATTCCGACAAGCGAACCAAGCTGTGGTCATTCGAGGCCAAGCTGCTGATCAACCGCTCAAATGTGCGCGAGTGCTTTTTCCAGGCGGTGTCGAATTCGTCGTGGGCCAACTTCGGCTATCTGGTCGCGGCGGAAGTCGGCGGCACCGATACGCTGAAGGAACTGCGGATGCTGTTCGCCGCCCACGGCATCGGCTTCATCAAGCTGGACGTGGACAACCCTGCCGACAGTCAGGTGCTGATTCCGGCGCGCGAGCGAGACGAGATCGATTGGGACATGGCCAATCGGCTGGCCACGGAAAACCGGGATTTTCTGGAATACGTGAAGCTGGTGAAGCAGTTCTATCAGACCGGCGAGGCGCGCCCGGCGGACTGGGACGTTCCCGAACTGGACGATTGACCGCCTATTCCAGGTGGCCGACGACGTCGAGGCGTTCGTCGCCGCGCTGAAACGCACCGAACCAGCCGTCGCGCGAGTCGGCGCGGGTGCGGCTCACCAGCAGCGTGAACCCCTCGCAGCCGCGCCCTTTGGCCGTGGCGAAATCGGTGGTGTCGAATTTTGCCTCGCGCACCAACGTCGTGGCCACCGACTTCATGGCCGATTCGAACAGGTCGAGAAGATGGTCTTGCAGGCTGGCGTCGATGTTGCGTGAGGTGACGTCGTCGATGACGGCGCGCTTGAATCGGTTACTCATGGTCAATGCTCCGTGGTGGCTACGGATGTCATGAACGCGCTGTTCCAGATGGAAGCCAAGCGCATTCGGATGGAACGATCAGGTGTTGCGAAGTCGCCAAGCTCTGACTACTTGGTGGTGGATGCCATCTCGCTGACCCACACCTGCAACGCCCTCAGTTGCTCGGCGTTCTCGTGGCAGGTCTGGTAGTTGGCGGCGACGGTTCCGGCGACGGCAGAGAGCGCAATACCTGCGGCGGCCGCATCAGCATCTCGGGCGGGCTCGGGCAACTCACCGGCGGCGGCAGCGTCGTGCAGGCGCACAAAGCCACGGTTGATAGTGCAAGCAGCATCGGCCTGAACGGGCACATAGACGGGAACCTCCTTGATGATGGTGCCGCCCTTCTCGCGGACGACGCGGACACGGTCGACGTACTGGGTGACGACCTTGACGGTGCCCTGCGCCTGCCGCTCTCGGATGGCGGCGGCCTGCAGGGTCTGCTTCTGGACGGCGGCGTCCCACTGGGCTTGAACGTGGCCCGCGCCCTTGATCCAGCCGATGCCGATCAGGGCAGCGGCCAACGCCGCCACTGCCAGCCAGCGGTACGGCCACGGAATCAAGTTCATGGCGCTTCTCCGACGCACTGGCGGTACTCGGACTGCCGACGCGTGGCCAGCCCGCCGCACAGGCGCGCATTGGCAGGAAGCGCGCAGTCCTTGCCCTGGAAGAAGCGCCAGCGCAGCAGCTCGGCACAGGCCCCGGCGTAGTCCTCGGCATTGAGTTTTCGCACCAACGTGGACTGGCAGAACGCGCGACTGCCGACGTTGTAGGAGAAGCTGACCAGCGCGTCGTACTCGTGCTGGGCCAGTGGCACGGTCACGCACGTTTTCAATGCACCCTCGAACTGCTGTACGTCGGTGAGCGCGCGGGCCAACGCCTTCGGCGGCGTGGTGGTGTCGCCCAGCTTCACGTCGGTGGTGGTGCCGAAGCCGATGGTCGGCACATCGCCCTTGACGGGGATCACCGCGCGGTCGGTGTAGCCCTCGTGCAGCACGATGCCGACCAGGGCGGCTGCGGACAGCGTCAACGCGGCCACGGTGCGTCTTTGCGGTGTCCGGATCATCTGTGCATCTCCGGCTGCGCCACGATGCGGGCCACGGTCGCACCGATGCTGGCGGCGAAGGCCAGCAACACGAATGCGCCGCGCGGCAGCACGTCGCCAAAGAGTGGAACCACCACTTCCGCCGCCGTGAAGGCAGCGGCCAGCAGCGAGAAGCGGATGCTCCAGGCACGACGCAGAACGCGTCGCCAGTCATCCAGCAGACAGATCGTCGGCGTGGTAGTCATTGCGGGCCTCCCATCAGCTTGAGCTTGATGGCGGCCCCCACCAGCAGCGCGGCCAGGATGCCGGTGGTCACGACCTTGACGGTGGTCTGCCACGCCGTGCGGCGGGCATCGCGCCACGCTTCCAGCAGGTCGCGCAACTCGCGGATGTCGCGGGCGGCGTGGCCGTTTTCCAAGCCGAGGTGGGCCAGACAACGCTCGGCGCCGCGTTCGGCTGCACGGTCGAGCAACTCGTCGAAGTCCTCCTTGCGCAAAAGCAGCATGTTCTCGACGAGCGCGGGTTTGTGGTCGGGGTCGGTCATAGGCGTTCTCCAGAAATGCGAAACCCGCCCAGTGCGTGAAGATCTGGGCGGGTTTCTGGGCGACGGACAAAATGAATCAGATAGGGATGCCGGGACTCCAGCCGGTGGATTTGTAGGCCGAGAGCACGGCTTCGTCCTCGATGAAGCACAGCCAGCCGACCTTTGGCGTGTGGTACTCCCACACTCCCGCGATGCGTGCCGCGATCTGGTCGGCCCTGCCGGACCAGACGCCGGTGGCGCCGGCTGGAATCAGGTAGCGGTCGCCATTTGCCGGACTGGCCGGTGGTGTCGTCAGATCTCGGTCTTTGACCGACAGGCTGACGACGGCGCCCAGCCGCTTCAGGTTGGCGTCCATGCCAGCGCCCCAGCCGCTTTCGCCGAGCGTCCAGCCGTAGTTGAGACCCAGGTTCGGATCAGTGATTGCGGGCATCAGATGCCTCCGTAGTATTTGTCGTAGGAAAGTCCGTAGCCGGCGCGCTCGAAGGCGATCGAGTGCTTCTGCAGGCTGATCACGCCCGCGCGGTTGGATTCGAGCTCGATGCGCAGCGCGGCGTTGGGTCGGCCCAGGCCGGAATCGGCGGTGTCGTCGGCCAAGGTGTAGGTTTGACTGGTGCCGGTCAGGCCGCTGTAGGTGCGGCGCAGGCTGCCGGATTCCCCGTAGATGCGCAGCGTGTAGGTCACCCCGGCCTCCGGACCGATGTTGCCGGCACTCTGCGCAGTGAGACTCACCGTCTGGCTAAGGCGATCACGATGCGACCAGGCGATGACCAGATCGCCTTTGGCGGCCACCGGATAGACCGCCCCGTTGATCCTGACATTGCCTGGCGGGTACGGTCGGTTTTGGCGGCGGTTCATGGCACGCGAATCGGTGGGGGCTGATGCCAGCGCGAGGGTGCCCTTGCCGGTGACGGTCAGCAGGCGGGCGTTGACCGTTTCTCCGACCGCGTATTCGGTGGGGTCGACCCCCTGAAACCCATCCGCGAACCAGATGCGACTGCCGGCGGCATGATTCGTGGGCACCGTGTCGAGCGCGCCCCGGTTCACCGTCAGGGTCTTGGCCGTGGCATTGATGGCGGTGATCGCGACCACTTCGTCATTGAGGTAGGCGTAGCTACCGGCGGCCACCAGATCAATATCGACCTCGCTGTGGTAGGTCAGCGTGCTGGTGACGGCCTGGCCGATTGCGCCGGCGAGCACCGCGTGGGGCGCGAACTCGCCCTGGCCGCGCTCGTTGTAGGTGGAGGCGGAACTGGTTTTGCTGTGGATCTGGTAGTTAAGCGCACCGGCTGCCGGACGGCCGCCGAGGGTCTGCAGGAAGCAGTCGGTCGCATCGAGATAGGCGAGTTCCGACGCACTCATGGCGCGGGCGATGTCCCAATATGGAGCCTCGACGATCCATCGCGGGTTCGCTGCCGAGGGCGTCGGTACCGGATCGACCCAGCCGGGTGGCTGCGGCGCGGTGTAGCTCGCCGCAGGCAGTCCGAACACATCCTCGACGGCATCGATACGGATCGCCCCCCGCGTGAGCGTACCGCCCTCGATGGCGGCGATACGCATCACGAGCCCTTCAATGCCGAGCGCCGGCCACACCAGCTTGAACACCTCACCCGGCGTCAGGCTCCAGGCGCGGCGGTTGACGGTGAGCCTCACCTTGGCCAAGGGCGTGGACACGGCCGCCAGATCGCGCAGGGCCACCCGGGCGGCCAGGGCATCCGAGGTGATGCCGGGGTAGCGACGCGTCTGCGACACCACCGCGCCCTGCGCCTGGATGTTGGCCAGGTCCTGCACCGTGATGCTGGTTTCCTTGAAGGTGTCCGCTCGGGTATAGACCAACACCAGTTCGTTGGTGGTCTCGCCCCAGGCAGCCCGTTGGAAGCTCTCCAACTCGATCACGTTGGTTGGGTCGAGCACCGGGAGACTCGCCACCGTGTAGTCGGCCCGAACCAGCTTCAACACAAAGCGCCCCGTCGAGGGTGAGGTCGTGAGCACGCCGCCGATGTGATCCAGCACCTCGCGCACGAACTGTTCGATCTTGCTTTGCTGCAACCAGATCAGGTTGAGTCCTAAGCCCTCGGCCGCCAAGGCATCGGCTGCCGCACGGAAGCTGACATCGTCGATGCTGGCCGAGGGATACCCCATTCCCCAGGCAGCGTTGGTGAGGCATTCGTAGAGGATGTGCGCCGGATTGGCCGCACCGCCGATCTCTGCCTTCGCCGGGTACCAGTCGCGAAAGCATCGTTTCACCCGCACGGCCCACGGCTTGATGTACGGATTGTTGGCCGCGATGTAGAGCTGGCGCAGGATCAGCCCAAGCACCCCGCGATAGGCTGGCTGTGGGGCGCCAATCTTCGAGACGAGGTAGTCGTTCGGTGTCTGGGTTGCCTCGCCGAAGGCGACATCGATCGCACCCGAGACCCCGCCCTCGCGTTTCTCGCCGCCGAAGAGCTCAGGGGCATTCAGATTGATCCGCCCACTGGCCGTGAGATTGCCGCTCCAGGCCTGGCGCTCGCCCACCTGAATCTCGGTGAGGGCATCCACCGGGCCGTGACAGATGGCCAGATGCATCCCCAGGTAGTAGCGGTAGCCGACCGTGACCTTCTTGCTACTGCCGCCCATCGTCGCCTCCGGTCTGGGTGCGCTGGCTCGCGACCTCCACCACGGCGTGTGCCAGTTGGTCGCCAGTAGCGAGCAGGTCTGCCGCCGGCAGCCCCTCCTCGAGGAAGCGCGGCCAGTCGAACTGGTGCTGCGCGAACCACGCGCGTGCGCCCCGGTTGCAGTACCCAAGGGCCCGCATATCCGCGTGTGTGACGATCAGTTCGTTCATTTCTTGCCACCTTTGGATTGGATGGGCGTGGTGCGCAGGTCCCCGTACCAGACCACGTTGGCGCTTTTGACCAGCACCGATCCGAACACCACGGGCACCGGACGCCCCTCGTCGGCGGTCGGGGCATCGAAGTCCTTGAGTTCGGCGGCCTGCGGCTGGGGAGGTTTGGGCGACAGGGCGTACTGGATCAGCGCGCTGACGATCCAGACGACGATCTGCATCCACGGCATGAAGGGTCCTCAGTAAATCGGGCTGCCGCCAAAGGGGTTCTTCGTCGGGATGAACGGAAAGCCCCCGAAATTGGCGCTGTTGGCAAACTTCGCCTCGCAGGTGACGAGGGTGTGATCGCAGCCGGGATAGAGCATCACCGCCGCACCCGCGCTGAGCCCGGGCGGTACCGCCGAGAGCGTCACCAGATCCCCGGCGTGGGCAACGATCATGCGTTTCTCGGTGAGGCCCCCAGCCTGCCAAGTGGCGTAGCCACCCGCGAAATTCCCGGTGGCAAACCCGGCAGCACTGGGGACCGTGATGGCGGCACCACTGACGCCCGAGACCGTGCCCTGCACCCGGTGCGTGATGGGACTCGCGCCACAGGCGCCGCCATAGAGCACGTGTGGGCAATTGCGCTGGTAAAGCCGACGCAGCCCGGTGCGCTGCAGGCTGGTGTAGACCGGCTCACAGTTGAGTTCGACCTCCGAGCCGCGCCATTCAGCGTTGAGCACACGCCCCATCCAGACGACCGCTGTTTCAACGTCCTGCCGATGCTGGCGGTACACGGTCAGCAGCGTGACCTCCGACGGTGGCGTCGCGACGAAGGGCTGGACCACGTCGGTGTCACGGGGCAAGGTCACGCGCAGGCCTGCGCGGCCCGCCTCGTTGGTCTGCTCGATGCCGCTGCGCACCAGCGGCACGGCCAGGAAGGTGAAGGTGTCGTAGTCAATGTCGTCGGGCGCACTGGTGTAGCGCCAGACACCTGCGCCACGCCGGAACTCGTAGAGTTCGATGGGGCTGGCGGCATCGACGGAGGTTTCTCGGGCAGCAATACTCACGAATCGTCTCTCAGGCTGCGCAGCGGCAGCACCACTTCGGCCACCTCGTCGGTGACATGGGCGATCTCGACCAGATCGGTGTCGAGGCGCACCAGCCGCATGAAGGAAATGCGCCGGAACTCGTGCGGCTGCAAGGTCGTGCCGAACGTGGCGTCGATCACCACCATCTCGCGCTGCGCATCGACCTCGGTGGCCGCACTGATGCGCCGGAAGAACCGGTGGCCCGCGTTCGTGGTGATGAGCAGATCACGACGACCCACCACCGCCCCTGGCCCCTCGGCGTAGCCACGGTTGTCCACGGTCAGAAACGCATCGGTTCCGCCCACTGGCGCGACCACCTGCAAGTCCGACTGGAAGCTCGGCAGCCAGAACGGCTTGAGCTTGCCGGCGCGCGATGCCAACCAACTGCGGAACGCGGCGATCTGGGCGCGCCCGACCAGCAACCAACGGTGGCTGCGGGTTTGGGTCGTGATGCCAGTCAGATCGTCGATGACGCGCCGCCCGGTCAGAAAGTCCAGCTCCCGCCACTTGCGTCCGAACTCACCTTCCACGTCCTCGCGCCAGTTGGGTGGCGTCAGCAGCACGGGGTGGCCCAGGTACGTTTCGGATTCGGTGGCCGTTGCAATCGGCCAGTCGTCCTCCAGCCTGAACTGCGGACGTGCCAGGGTGATGGCATCGGTCAGCCAGCTCAGGCGCAGATCGTTTTGCACGCGCGCCGAGCGCACTGGCACGATCTTGGTGCCTGCGGGCCAGTCGGTGGCAGTCGGGTCGTTGAGCGAGATCGCGCTCGGCGTCACCGCTGTGATTTGCGCAAACTCGGCATCCAGTCCGTGTACGAGTCCGACGATGCCGCCGGCAACGAAATCCCGGTCCGCAGTGGCAAGCGACAGGCTTACACTTCCTGCCGGGATGGCGTTCGCGCTCACCGTCGCATCCATCCAGATCGGCAGTCCGTACACCCGCGCCTGCCAGGAGATCAGGCGGTTTTCCAGATGAACGCGGGCGGGGTCCGAGCCCAGCAGGAGGCGGTACTCGAGGCTGCGCCGGGGCGAGGCCCGAAGGCGCACGCGCTGCTCGTGGCCGGCGTGGGATTCCATCACATCGGTGAGCCACTCCAGCCGCTCGATCACCGGCTCGCTCCAGTCCGGGGCGAACACCCAGCCGACGATGCGTCTGCCCAGGGCCCGCAGGCTTGGCGCATCGAGTGTGAACGCGAAGTGGAAT